ACTATAGATGGCAACAGAGCTAATAATCTTGCAGCAGCAGGTACAGTTATAGGTATGTATTGTGGGGTAAGTCCTTCAATAAATATTACTTCAATAACTAGATCTGGCTCTACAGCTACAGCCTTGACAGCGGATACTCAAGAGATAGTTAATGGTCAGACTGTACATATATTTGCAGAAGATCCTGAAATTACGGAACCAGAATACTTAGGAGATTTTACTGTAGCTAATGTAGTTACAAATACCAGTTTTGAATACACAGTATCAGGCACTCCTACTACTCCTGCTACAGGAAATGTATTATTCTATGATAACTCTGAAGCTAATGCCTCAGACTATGATATTACTTTTGAAAGAGTAGAGATTAAAGATTGTAATGATTACGGGTTTGACCCTCATGAAAGAGTAACAAGATTAAGATTAATAGATTGTAAGTCGGAGGGTAATGGTGAAGACAATTATGTTGCAGATTATATCATTGATGGGCAATACAAAGGATGTACTTCTGCCTCTGCTGATCGCCATGGGTTTAATATCACTACTGGTACTAACAACTTTAGACTAACTAATTGCAGTTCATCTGGAGATACAGAGAATGGTATTATTGTACAGAAAGGGTCTGGCAATACACCTGATTGTAAAGATATATTAATAGCCCATAATACTGTAGAGCTAGCAGGTAAAGAAGGTATAAAGATCAGACAATCTCATGACTATATTGTTAAAGGTAATATTATAAGAAGTAATGCCAGAGATGGTATGGAGATTAAAGGATCTACTTATGGTATTATTACAGCTAATGAGTTTTCTAACAATGGTACTTCTAATAACAATAGCTACTCTGATGTAGAAATATATGAAGAAAATGGTTCTACCCCCTCTCAATATAATACTGTATCTAGTAATGTTCATAGAGCTACAGGGACTAATAAGGTTAAGTACTTTATTGAAGAGGTGGATGATTCTTCTAACTTTAATAGTATCCTAGATAATAAGACAGATGGCAATGCTGTTACTCAAGATATATTAATATCAGGTATTAATTCTAAAGAAGGGATTACTACTCAGCCAGAAAAATATATTGTAAACAATTACTACTACCCAAGACCTACTGGAGGATCTATATCAACTAAGACTTTAACAGCTGGTAGAGAATATTATGTAGGTAGTTTTGTAGCTAAGGAAACTGTTACAGTAACTAGGTTAGGAATTGATGTAGCTACAGGTACAGGTACTGGTGGGGATACAGCTATCCTAGGTATCTATACAGATAAAGATGGACTACCGTATAAACTTGTAGGAACTAATGATGCAGAAGTAGCTATAGATGCTACAGCCCAAGTAGAAGCTACAGTATCCTGTCCTCTAGTTAAAGGTAAGAGATACTGGATGGTAGTTAATGTAGAAGCTAATGTATCCCTATCCGCTTTTGCTAATTCTAATAATGTAAGAGATACTGGAGGTACTACATGGGATGGAACCTCTACTCTAGTTAAAGATACTGTAGCTTATAGCAGTACTTTAGCAGCTACGTCTTCAGCTACAGCTGGAGATTACAGCAATGAATCCAACCCTTTAATGTGGTTTAGAATAGTATAATGAGTAAACTAACACCTAAACAAGAAGCTTTTCTTGAATTGTTATTTGATAAAGAGATATCTTCTCCTGAAGAAGCAGCTAAGATAGCTGGTTATGAATGTTCTGTGGCTGCTATATTGAAGTCTAAAGCTTTATCTAAAGCTGTATTAGAACGTTCTCAACAGTTTACTGCTCTTCATGCACCTTCAGCTATAATGCGTATATTAAGTGTTATGGATAAACCTCATACTAGAGGAGCAGCCAATGCTCTTAATGCAGCCAAGGAGATATTAGATAGGGGTGGCTTAGTAAAGAAAGACAAGCTGGAAGTTGAGAGTACTCAGAAGACAGCTATTGTAGTATTACCAGAAATAGATTAAGGAGTTTTAAATGAGTGTAATTACTAGACGTGATATCCTTCGTAAATTAGGTACGGGATATAATCAAAAAGAACTAACAATTATTATGGATGATGTATCTACAGCAGGATCAGCCTTTACGGTTTCCCCTGTAGCAGGTACTATCTCTAAGATTTATAGCATTATTGATGGGACTATTGCTACAGCAGATGCTGGTATCACAACTGAGATTAATGGGACAGCAGTAACAGGCGGTGCTATTACTATTACTCAGTCAGGATCAGCAGCAGGGGATGTAGATTCCGCTACTCCTTCAGCAGCTAATACTGTAGCAGTAGGAGATGCTATTGAGATCATTACTGATGGTGCTAGTACAAATACCGTACGAGCTAATTTTGTAATTGTAATTGATGTAGATTAATATGATAGGAATCAATCAGGTTAATAGAGGAGAGAAAAGATCCAAACTACCTGAAGTTCCTTTCAGTACATTAGCTAAACTAGAAAGGTACAGGTCTATTTGCTTAGGGCTACCTGTACCTTCTTCTCCTTTAAAACCTCCTTATGGTTATGTTGAAGATCCTGAGACAGGGATGTTAGAGCCTATTGAAGAGGTAATACAATTATTACTAAAAGCAAAGCATTATATTAGAAGAGGCTATCCTTATACGAAAGTAACCGAGTGGCTTAATATTAATGCAGAGCAGTATATTGATGAAACAATAAAGCCAGGCACATTAAGGTGGATAATGAATAACAGACCTCCTTTTGAAGAATGTGCGCTACCAAGAGATGAAAGAGAACAACTTTAAACTACCTTCTAAAAATGTATCTAAAAGAAAGCCGCCTACTATAGAGGAAGACGATCAAGTCCTTACCTCTAAAGCTGGGGGTTATGACGATAGACCTATAGCATACAAACCTTTTCCTGGACCTCAAACAGATTTCCTTAAGTCTACAGAGAAGTATGTATTATTTTCTGGAGGAAGAGGATCAGGTAAGTCTCTAGCTATGTTGGCAGCTCCTTTAAGGTTTGTTCATCATCCTACTTTCCGTGGGCTTATTATCCGTAAGACTATTAAAGACTTACGTGACTTAATAAATAAATCTAAAAGTATGTATCAAGCTGCATACCCTGGGGTTAAGTGGAAAGAACAGGATAAGTTATTTGAGTTTCCTTCTGGTGCAAAGATAGAATATAACTACTTTGAGCAAGAGAAAGATGCTGACCAATATCAAGGACAAGAGTTTGATTATATAGGTATTGATGAGGTAACTCAATATCCTAGCTCTTATATAATGGAAACTTTATCTCCTTGTTTAAGAGGTAACACACATATACCTAAATGGATGAGGTTAACTACCAATCCTAATGGAGCAGGTAGAGGTTGGGTTAAAGAGACTTTTGTAGATAAAGCTGATCCTGGAGTAACTATTGAACAAGAGGTTACTTTTGATGGCAGGACTGAAAAGATTACTTATAAATGGTTTAACTCTACTGTTAGAGATAATCAAGCTTTAATGGATCAAGGTTATGGTATCTCATTAGCTAATATCAAGAATGAAACTTTAAGAAGACAATGGCTTGATGGGGATTGGGATTCAGCAGATGGATTAGCATTTGATGAGTTTAAACCTGAAATACATGTAGTTAAACCTTTTGAAATACCAAGAGGGTGGATAAAGTTTAGAGCATGTGACTGGGGTTATAGTTCAATGGCAGCTTGTTTGTGGTTTGCTATTAGCCCAGATAATAAACTATATGTATATAGAGAGTTAACTACTACTTTAGTGAACGCAGATATATTTGCTCACATGGTACTAGAGAGAGAAGAAAGAGAGAATATAAGATATGGAGTATTAGACTCTTCATGCTGGCATGTTAGAGGGAATATTGGAGAAACTACAGCAGAGTCTATGATTAAAGAAGGTTGTCGATGGATGCCTTCAGATAGATCTAAAGGAGCTAGGATAGCAGGTAAGATGCTAGTTCATAAATACCTGCAAGGTCAAGACTTTAAACCAGACTCTAGAGTAATAGAATCTCCAGACCTATTTATATTTGATACCTGTAAAGAATTAATTAAAGAGCTATCTAGTCTTCCATTAGATTCTAAGAATCCAGAAGATGTAGATACAGATGCAATAGATCATGCTTATGATGCATTAAGATACGGATTATTAAGTAGACCACAATTCAGATCTCAAGATTTCTTTGCAGATGAGAACAGACATATATCACAAGATTTAACATTTGGATACTAGATGGTGACAGAAGCTGAAATAGAAGAACAAACCATTCAACAAGAGTTTGTAGGTTTTGTTAGAAATAAGTTTACACATAGTAGAGATTCCAGATCTACTACAGAAGATATCTGGTTGGCTGCATTTAAAGCGTATAGAGGTATCCATGATGGAGATACCCAACAGCGTATAGCTAATGCTAAAGAAAAAAACCCAGCAGCATCTTCTGTATTTATTAAGGTAACTAAAACTAAAGTACAGGCAGCTTACGGGCAGATACTTGAAGTATTATTTGCAGCTAATAAATTCCCTATTGGAGTAGAGCCTACCCCTATACCAGATGGAGTAGAAGAAGTTGTTAGAGTTGTAGATACTACAGTAGAACAGATGTCAGGCAACCCTGACGTAATAGGGTTTGAAGGGGATGGACAAGATATAGCTCCTGGTGCTACTCAAGCCTCTTTACTTAACGGGTTTGCAGATAAGCTAAAAGGATTACTAGGTAATAAATCTGTAGAAGCAGGTCCTGCTTTAGATCCTTCTCATGTACAATTTAATCCAGCAGATGAGACAGCTCAACAATTAGAGAAGGTTATACATGACCAACTAACAGAAGACAATGCTGAGTTTAGTTTACGTAAGACTGCATTTGAATTATGCTTATTAGGTACAGGTATTCTTAAAGGTCCTTTTAATTATAATAAAACTATAAATAGATTTACTCAATCTGAAGCTAATGGACCTATTAAATATACACCTGAGAATAAGTTGGTTCCTAGATTTAATTTTGTATCTTGTTGGAACTTCTATCCAGACCCTGAAGCCACTAGGCTAGAGGATGCTGAGTATGTTATTGAAAGACACTTACTTACTAGATCAAAGGTAAGAGACTTAATAAACATGCCTTTCTTTGATAAAGAAGCTGTAGCTACTGTATTGGCTCAATCTCCTGTACATAGTAAAGAACATTGGGAGTCTGAATTACAAGACGCTCAAGTAGAACCTGATACCACTAGATATGAAGTATTAGAGTATTGGGGTTATTTAGATAAAGAGTCTGCTAAGGCATTAGGATTAGAGTTTGATGAAGACGAGATATTAGATTCAGTTCAAATAAATGCTTGGGTATGTAACGATCAAGTATTGAGATTGGTATTAAATCCATTCACACCTAATAGAATACCTTACTATGCAGCACCTTATGAGGAACACCCTTATCAAATTTGGGGTGTAGGTATACCTGAAAATATGAGAGATACTCAAGCTTTAATGAATGGACATATGAGAATGGCTATTGATAACTTAAGGTTTGCAGGAAATATGGTATTTGAAGTTAATGAGAACTTCTTAGTGCCTGGGCAAAATATGGAGATATATCCTGGGAAAGTATTTAAGATGCAAGGTGGTGCGCCAGGACAAAGTTTACATGGAATTACATTCCCTAATACAGCTGGATCTCACTTACAAATGTTTGATAAAGCTATGCAATTATCTGACAGTCAAACACTTCCTTCCTTCTCACATGGGCAGACAGGGGTATCAGGAGTAGGTAGAACTGCTTCTGGTATCTCTATGCTTATGGGTGCAGCAGCATTAAGTATTAAGACTGTTATAAGAAACTTAGATCATTACTTATTAAAACCTTTAGGCAAATCTACCTTCTATTGGAATATGCAATTCAACTCTGAGAATATATCTATGAGAGGAGATGTAGATATTGTAGCTAGAGGTACTTCAAGTTTGATGCAGAAAGAAGTAAGGACTCAAAGATTGATATCTCTATTACAAATTGCAGGAGGAGATCCTATGGTTAATAGAGCATACATCTATGAGAATATAGCTGAAGCTGCTGACTTAGATCCTGAGAAGATAGTTAATAGTGTAGATCAAGCTTTATTATATTCACAATTAGTACAAGGACAAACTAATGCTAACAACCAACAACCGCAAGCTAGTGCCACTGCTGGACAGCAAGGTGTCGGAGGCTCTGGACTTGCTAGTGGGGGAGCTAACCCAACGGACGCTACAGGAGCTGGTGGTGGCAACATCGGAACAGGATCTGCTCCGTTGCCAGGGGAAGATTCGTTTGCTGGAAACCCTTAAGGATGGCAGGATAAAACAAACTGTAGCAGATAGATTAGGAAAAGATGACATTTAGTTCTGTAGATGAATTTACTATACCTCAGCCTGTAAGAAGACCAGAGGCACAAGGACCTCAACTTCCTGTATCTCCTACTAATATTACTAAAGTCCCTGGAGTAAAGACGGGGATTGTAGGGGCAACCAATCAAGTAGGTGCACAATTAGGTTTTGGAGGGGTTACTCCAGGATTTGTAGGACCTACCTTACCTACTACAGGTGTAGCTACTCAAGCAGGTACTTTAACCTCTACTCCTCTATCTGGTGTAGCTGGAGCAGCAGCAGTCGGTGCAGTAGGAGGACAGCTTATAGCTGGTATGACTGGAGGTAATGAGACTGGAGGATCTATTGGAGGTGCAATAGGAGGAGCAGCAGGATCTTACGCAGCAGGCACAGCTGCTGGAGCAGCTATCGGATCTGCTATCGGAATAGGAGCCCAAGCTTTAAACTTTGTTTTACCAGGCTTAGGTATAATAGTAGGAGGTTTAGCTGGAAGTGTATTTGGTCCAGATGACCCAAATATAACCTCAGAGTTTACTTCTAGGTTTGGTAAAGATGGCAGACTTACTGATATACAAATAGGATCTAAGCATATAGGTAAAGAGCAAGCTCAGTATGTAGCTACTAATATTGATAGTTACTTCAGTAAGATACAATCTTTAACAGGATTAGACTTTGCAGACCATCACATAAGAGGCGGTCTAGGAGGGGGGAAAGAAGGCACAGGATTTATTAACTTGACTAATTCTGGGGCTAAGAATATAGATCCTTATAGACCTACCACCCAAGATGTTAAAAGAATACAATTTGATATTAGCAAACCTGATGAATTAAATAATGCTTTGAATCAAGCAGCAATTCATTTAGCTAAAGTATCTGGAGCAAGCGAGAGAACTCTAGAAACCATACGAAATTATAAACCCACACAAGCAGGTGTTACTCTAGGAAATCAACCTAGATCTAAAAGTGGAGTTCCTTTAGTAGGAGCTAAGAGAACTAGAAGTAAGACAAGCTTTGAACAATTCGCTGAAGATTATAGGAGAAAACAAAATAATGTCTGAAGAATTTTTAGTAGAGTTTGAACAAGATACTGAGACTCCAGTTGAAGACACGGTAGCAGATATACCATCTTTACTTGATGCTCGTATGAATGAACTTCCTGATAATCAAAAGGAGTTCTTTTTGGATCATTTAACCCCTGAGACATTAGCCATGATAGGTTTAATATTAGGAGATCCTGCCTTAGACTTCTTCCAACCTATGACAGATATGAATAAGACCATATCTATTTCAGAAAGGGAGAAGGCTTCTGTAGATTCTGATGAAGAAAGTTTAGTGACTAAAGCAGCTCAAGAAGTAAAACCTCTTGAAGAACCTGTAGAAGAAGCTGCTTTAGAATCAGAAGATATATTCACAATTTAACAAAGGATACTTAGTATAACTAAACCCTTTTATTTTAGTTCGACTTAGTATTGGACACTTTGTTTTCACAACAAAACCCAATGGAGATAAGTTAATATGTCAAGTGTAGAAAATCTATTTGCTACTGTAGATGCAAGTAAAGGTGGTGCGCCCATCTTCGATAGATCAGGAACCCCTGAAAAAAATACTATAGAAGAAAAAGCAGAACCTGAAGATAAAAAGGAATCTAAAGAATTAGATACCCCTTCCGAAACTGAAGAACCTACAGACGTGTGGGAGAAGAGATATAAGGATCTTCAATCATTTAAAGATCAGCAAGTAACTGAATACAAAGACAAAATCAAAGACCTTGAAGAAAGACTAAATACTGCTACAAAACCTGAAGTAGTGTTACCTAAATCTAAAGAAGACATAGAGAAATTCAAACAAGAGAATAAGGATTTGTTTGACTCTATAGAGACAATGATTAAGACCAATCTACTTGAAGCAGATAAAGAATACTCTAATAAAATAGAGAAGCTTAAACTTCAGCATCAAGAAGTAACAGCTAATCAAAAACATGTTGAACTTCTTAAAAAACATCCTGATGCTAAAGATATCAAAGACTCTCCTGAGTTTAAAGAATGGTATCAAAAACAATCATCTGGTGTTAAAGGTTTATTTACCACTGAAGGATCTGTAGAAGATTGGGTTGTAGGGTTTAACTTATATAAAAGTACTATTAGTACGAAAGAAAGTCAAACTAAAGCAGCTGAATCAGTAATAAGTAATTCTAAAGGTCAGGTAACAAAAGAAAAGAAAGTCTATAAAGAATCTGAAATTCAAAAGAAAGCTAATTCTTCCCCTCATTGGTGGGAGAAGAATAGGGATAAAATCCTAGAGGCTGAAAAAGAGGGTCGGATTGAATACGACTTAAGTAAAAAATAAAGGAGATTAAAATATGGGTAATAATCCATTCCCAGCTGCTGCTGGTTACGGTCAGTTTCCTAATGGCAACTGGTCTAAGATAACATTCTCAAATGATTTGATTATGTTTAACAGAACCATTTCTGTGGTAGAAGAAATCACTAATAATGATTATCTATCAGATGGTCCTGTAGGTATGGGTTCTGAAGTAGAGATTATGAAAGAGCCTGAAATCACAGTTACACCTTATGCTAGAGGTAAGCGTTTAACACCACAAAGAATTGATGACGATAAAGTAGTCTTAACTATCTCTGAAGCTAATAGTTTTGCCTTTGAGATGGATGATATTGAGAAAGCTTTAGGTCATGTAGATTGGGCTCCTAAGCTCATGAACGCTGGTGTATATGCTCTTAGAAATAACTATGATACTTCTGTATTATCTTTCATTGTTTCTAATGCTTCTACTAATGCATCTACTACTGGTGTATCTATTGGTTTTGGAGCAGGTTTAACTACCCCTCTAAACTACTTAGGTACTTGCCGTAGGGTTTTAGATGAGAATGATGTAGCTGAAGCAGGGCGTTATGCAGTATGCTCCCCTCGTTTCTTCGAGTATATGGAAGATGAAGACTCTAGTCTTACTGATATTTCTTATACTGGAGATACAGAGTTTAATGCTTTACGTGCAACTAAATTTGGTGCTAACAGAGTTGTTAAAGGGTTTGTACTTTACAAATCTAATAACCTTCCTGCAAATACGGATGTTATCTATGGTAATGTTAATGCAGTTGCAGCTGTTCAAGCTATTGATAAAACTAAGGTAGCTGATATTCCTGATGGCTTTGGTCAAATGTTTGCTGGTCTTCATGTATTTGGTAGACAAGTAATTAAAGATGAAAGTGTGTTCCATGGAACTGTTACTTTTGGTTAATAATATAAGGAGATAAAAATTATGGCAAATGTTACTACACTTGCATGTGGTGGTTCTACAGTTGTTGTCCCAGGTTCTAAACCTATGGACATTCACTGGGAAATTGACATAGCTGAGGCAGTTACTGCTGGTTTGGCTACCACTGAATATGTAACAGTATTTAGCTTCCCAGCTGATACTTATTACAAAATTAAACAAATCGAAGTTGTTGAGGCACTTTCTTTAGGTGCAGGAGCAAGGATTGATGTTGGTGATGCAGCGGATGATGATGAGTATGTTACTAATGCAACTACTCTGACTGCTGGTACTAACTTAACTCTTACTTCTGATAATGAGAAGTATCAAGGTTCAGCAGCAGAAATCAGACTTAAAGTTACAGGTGGTACTATTGCTACTGGTAAGTTAAGATTTGTTGTTGAAGTTGGAAGTATGGTCCGTAATGCTAACGCTACTGAGCCTACTTATACTAACTAAACTACTTGGGGAGGGAAGCCTCCCCTTCTTATTTAAAGGAATATTATGGCATACGATTATATAGGATTATGTAATGAAGTACTAAAGGCAATAGGGGAAGAAACTTTTGCAGATAGTACGGAGTTTAATGCAGCGGTAGGCTTGCATAATTATGTTAAATGTGCTATAAATTATTCTATAGTAGATATATATAATCAAGAACAGAATGAATGGTCTTTTGCTAAGACTACAGATACTGTCACTCTAGTAGCAGGTACATTAGAGTACTCTTTAAATGCTAATGCAGCTAGTGTAGATTGGGATTCATTCTTCATACAATATGATGCAGCTCTTACTTCACCAGACCATAAAGAGTTAAACTTTATATCATATGACAAATACAAAAAATACAATAGGGAAACAGAAGAGAACGCCCTTACTTCAGATGAGTATAATAAACCAGAGAATGTAGTAAGAACCTTAGATAATAAAGCTATCTTCTACCCTAAAACAGATGATGTTTATACTGTAGAGTATGAGTATTTTGCTAAACCTACAGAGTTGAGTGCTTCTACTGACACCCCTTCTATACCTTCTATGTACAGGCATATAATAGTTTTAGGAGCAGTAGTGTATATGCATCACTATTTAGACGATGAAGTTAAAGCACAACAAACAGAGAAGATGTTTGAAAAGAAAGTAAATGATATGCGTAGAGCATTAATAGTTCAAGATGATACAGCGAGGGCTGGTAATTGGTAAGTAGATGGCAGTCTAAAGTAGTTATATGTAAAGGTGGGTTGGTACTAGATACCGATGCCTTGACTCAAGGAACTGTAACCCCAGGTTCTGCTAGGATATTACAGAACTATGAACCAGCATTGGAAGGTGGCTATAGACGTATTGATGGTTATAGTAAGTATGATTCTGCCGAGCTAGCTACAGGTAGTGATAAGAAAGTATATGGCGTTAAAGTAGCTTTCTCAGGAGTATTTGCTTATGCAGATACTGGTACATCAAATGACTACAGGCTCCATTATAGTACAGGCTCAGGTTGGGCTGATGTATCAGGTGCTGCTAGATCTACTACAGCTCCAGGTAAAGCTAGGTTTGTATCCTACTATATGGGAGAGGAAAGACTTGTCATGGTCGATGGCAAGGATGAAGCAGTAAGATATAATGGTACTACCTCTGGGGATCAGACTCTTATAGATGGATCAGGATCAGGATCAGGAACCCCTCCAGCAGACCCTAAGTTTTGTGAATATTTCTTAGGAAGGTTATGTCTAGCAGGATATAGCTCTAATCCTTCAGCTGTAACTTTATCTGCACCTAATGATGACTTGAAGTTTTCTGGAGTAGATGGTGCAGTAGAAGTAAATGTAGGAGATATAATTGTAGGTATTAAGACCTTTAGAGATACTTTATATGTATTCTGTAGGAATAGTATTTATAAAATAGTAGAAGATGTAGGTACTTCATTTGCAGTATTAGATGTAGCTAAATCTATTGGATGTATAGCTACAGATAGTATACAGGAGTTAGGAGGGGATTTAACTTTCTTAGCTCCAGATGGATTAAGATCCGTAGCAGCTACAGAAAGAATAGGAGATATTGAACTAGCATTATTGTCTAGAAGAATACAACCTTTTATCAAACCTTTGATAGCCTCTGTTACAAATGATAACTTTAGCTCTTGTACTATAAGAAGAAAGTCTCAATATAGATCATTTAAGTTTGATTCTAGTATTACTGAATCTAGTACATTAGGTGTATTAGGAAAACTAGAACCTACAGAAGCAGGTATCTCTTATGAGTGGTCTACTTTAAAAGGTATTCAACCTTATTGTTGTGATTCTTTTTATGATGGATCAGATGAAGTAGTAGTATTTGGACATCCTTCTGATGGCTATGTCTATCAATTAGAATCAGGAAATAATTTTG